AAAAAGTGGTTCAAGCGGATTAAAATTTTTAGTAGATGGTACAGAAAAGACCGTTTGGCACTCTGGTAATCAAGGTTCTGGCTCTGGATTAGACGCTGACAAACTAGATGGTGTACAAGGTTCAAGTTTCTTAAGGTCAGATACTGGTGATACAGCCAGCGGAGATATTACATTTACTGGTGGAGCTGGTGCTGTAACTGTTGGAGGTAATTCTGATATTAGACTTGGTAATGGAAACTGGACAGGAGATTATGGTGCAAAAATACAACATCACTCTAACTGGTTATACATTCAAGGTGGTTCTAATGGAACTAGAATTAGACAGGCTAATGGTAATACTTCGTGTCTTTTTGATAGTAGTGGGAACCTTACTGCTACTGGTAACGTAACAGCTTACTCTGACGCAAGACTAAAAACAGACATACATACTATTAATGATGCTCTTGGTATCTGCGGTAAGTTACGTGGTGTTAGTTATAAGTGGATAAAAGATGGTAAAGAGGCTATAGGTGTTATTGCACAAGAAGTAGAAGAAGTAATACCATCAGTAGTTTTAACTAATGTAAGCACAGATCCATCTACTGGAGAAACAACAGAAGTCAAATCAGTTGATTACGGAAAAATAGTAGGCGTACTTATAAACGCAATTAACGAACTTAAAGCAGAAGTAGACGAATTAAAAGGAGGTAAGTAATGGCGATTCAGAGTTCTGGAGCCATTTCTATCCAAGATATAGTAGATGAGTTTGGGGGTTCAACCCCTCACTCTCTTTCTGAATACTATAGAAATGGTGGAGAAGTTCCTGGAAATAATACTAACGTTCCTACATCTGGGACAATATCTCTTTCAAACTTTTATAGTGCTGTTAATGAAATAATTCATACACATAGTAGTAATACTAATAACGTTAACTACGCTAGTGTCTTTGGTTCTAACTGGGCATCAGCAGTACCTAAACGTATTGTTATTAACTCTGGCGTTACCATCGGAGCTACATCAGGAAACCATGCCATGAATATACCGTCCGGTATGGGTGGTACTTTAATTATTGATAATAATGGAAGTGTAGAAGGTTATGGTGGATCGGCAAATGGTGGAACTGGAGGAAACGCAATTCATTGTTCATCAACGGCTGTAACGATAAATAATAACTCCGGAGCTTATATAAGAGCTGGAGGTGGCGGCGGTGGTCGCGGCGGAAACGGCGGATCTGGCGGTCAAGGTGGAACTGGCGGAACTGGCGGTGGCGGAAGATATACACAAAACCGTGGAACAATTTGTACCACTCCTAATATGAGTAACTGGAACCCTTGTGGACAACACACAGATTACAACAGTAATTTTTGGTTGCAATGTTCCTGTCGTCTCGGCATTACTTCTGGATATGGACAAAATAATGGAGTTTGTGCTTACACTTATAACGCAGATCTTTATGGTGCTAGATGTTTTGAGTATGTAAACACCAATGGAGGTAGTGGCGGATCTGGAGGATCAGGTGGTTCTGGCGGAGCTGGCGGTAACGGCGGAAGAGGACAAGGATATAACCAGTCTCGTCATAATGGTTCTGGCGGATCTAGCGGTGCTAATGGTTCCGGCGGTAATTCCGGATCTGGTGGAGGTACAAATGCTGGATCTGGTGGTACCGGTGGTACCGGAGGAAAAGGCGGAACTGGAGGTACCGGAGGAAATGGCGGTACATTTGGAAACGCTGGTGCAAACGGAAACGGCGGAGCTACTGGAAACAGCGGATCTACTGGGAACTCAGGAGCAAACGGAAACCGTACTAATGGTTCTGGAGGATCAGGTGGTTCTAGTGGAAGTGGTGGCCAAGGCGGCTCTAGCGGTGGAGCAGCTGGATACTATATCTACAACCGTGGTTCAATAACTTTCAATAACTCAGGCACAGTGGCCGGAAACTAATTATGAAATTTACAGTAAAAGCAAAAACAAAAACTGACGTAACAGTAGATTATGACGATGGCACATTTGCCATCTTTCCAATAAATAAAGGAAACACATTAGATGATATAAGAAATCAAGCTAGTCTTTTTAATAACAGTCAAGTTCCATTTGATAGTGTTGATGATGTTCCAGTAGAAATAGGAAAAGAATATGATACGACACCAGATGGAATTGATGGAGACGCTGATTATCGAGTTGCAAGAAGAGCACATTATCCAGAAATAGGTAAGCAATTAGATGCTCTATATTGGGCAAGAGAAGGTGATGATACACAAAGTAAATCAATTGATGCCCAAATTAAATTAGTAAAAGAAACTATTCCTAAAACTTGGAAAGGTAAAGAATCTGAAATTCCTAAATTGATGGATTAAGAATATGTCTTTACCTATGCACTTTAAAAATCCCTTTGTAGAAAGTACAGAAATTTATAAAACTATAGATATATTTGAAAAATTAACACTTAACGATATGCACATAGTGTTATTTAAAGATATAGCTCTACGTAAACCAGATCCTAAAAAACGATGGACTAGGATTTCAAAAATAAGAATAGCTGGTGCAGATACTCGATATCCTGGAATTATATACCAGTCTAAGTTAGATCCATTGCAAAATGGAGTTGCACAAAAATATTGTGTTTTTGATGGTACTCATCGAATTAGTAAAATGATATTAGAAGGTAAAAAATCCTCTATATTTTTTATACTTACTCCAGAAGTATTTGATGGTTTACAAAGTTTTAAAAATTGGGCAGAAGATAGAACTACAGGGTGTAATGCATGTGGTGAATGATGGAAATCCCAACAATCCTAATTCCACCAGTAGAAACCATAGAAACAATATCAATACCAATACCAACAGCTGACGTACCTTTTTATAAACCTTTAGTCATTCCACCCAGTGACTTAAAGGAACCAGAAGGTACTGAGCCAGAGGTAGCAGAAACAGATACAGGATTAAGACAGGTAACGATACCAGTATTAGATTACAAAGTACCTTTACCAGAAAACGAAATATTAATTACTGCATCGACAACAGCAGTAGTTAGTGTGGCTGCAACCTTGACAGCTACAGCAGCCTTTAAATGGGTTGTAACAGCCATGAAACCAATACTAAAAACTACATGGAAGAAGTTAAGCAGCCAAAGAAAGGGCTGATCGGTAAATTAAAAGATGCAAGCGAAGATAAAGAACATCATTTAGAGGTATTAGGTACTTTCGTTAGGCTGGGCGTTGTGGTCTGGTCTGGTTTTATCATTACTCTAAATTACATAGATTTACCAATGATCAAGAAGACTGCGAATACAGATATTACATTCGTGGCTTCTATTTTTGGATCTGCCCTATATTCTTTTGGACTACAAACAAATAACGGAAATAAAAACAGTAAACCTCCAGTTTGCCCAATGGCAAATAAAGACAAACCAAAAGCATGAAAAAATTAATTGTGCTTTTAGCTCTGTTATCACCCAGCATAGCTAGAGCAAACGTAGTGACTCCAGCCTTTACTACAGGCTCGATGAACTCAACAACTACTACCACGCAAACTATTACAGAAGTAACCCAGAAGCAAGTCTTCGGAGCTGAAGTAAATACGTGGTCAGGTAATAACGTAACACCATCCGCAGATATATCCGCTACTGGTACAACGTTCTCAGTAACTGATGCAACTTTACCGTGGACATTAGAAACAACAACAAGAGCCGCAGGGCTAGTAGAACAGTGGGATACAACAACAAACTACACAATAAACTCTACTACTACTTCGCTCTCTGTCTTCTCGCAGTAAGTCCAGTATTAGCGGAAGAAAGTAGTGGAGATACCAATAATAATGCCAATCCCGTGGCAGCAGCGACGGGAAATGTGACCAATTCGGCAGTCCAATTTCAAAATAACGGAGCATCGTCGAGACAGTCATATGGCCCATCCATCCAGTGCAACGGAAGCACAATGACGTTTAGTCCCTTTTACATGGGAAACCATACTAATCCTTATACAGCTGACGAGGATACACGAGACTTGTATCCCTCTAGCTATCAGTTAAATGAAAACTG